AAGTTTCTAGGGATGCTGTTTCTGGCGCGCGACGTGACCCACTCCGCGCACCTGAACACGCGGTCTTTTGCCAAGCACAAGGCTTTGGGTAAGTTTTACGACGAAATCATTGAATTGGCGGACAAATTTGCCGAGATGTATCAAGGCAAATACGGCCTGATTGGCCCTGTCGCGCTGATGTCGGCCGACAAGTCGAACAACGTGACCGAGTTCTTGGAGCGTCAGGCCGAGCAGATCATGAAGACGCGCTATGACATCGTGGACCGCGAGTGTACCCCGCTCCAGAACGTCATAGACGAGATTGTCGGTTTGTACTATACCACTCTCTACAAGTTGAAATTCCTCGCGTAAGGAAAATGCTATGGGCCTGAAAACCACAACCGTTTGCCTCGGCTATCAGCAGATTACGCCGAACACATCGACCGGGCTGACCGTTCCTCTTCTGGCGCCGGACGGTTCTCAGCAGGAGCCGACGTTCATTATTGTTACTCCTGAAATTCAGAACGTCCGCTGGCGCGACGACGGCACCGACCCGACGGCGTCGGTCGGTATGCCGGTGGTTGTCGGCACGACGCTGCTGTACGACGGTGACCTGAACAAAATCCGCTTCATCAACACGGTGGCTGGCGGCAAGATCAATGTGAGCTACTACGCATGATTAGCATCACGGGGGTTCCGCTCAACATTGCTGGCTCGGCCTCCGCTGCGGGCTATGTCATCACCGCCGACGCGATCCTTACCGAAAGCGGCACCACTCGCACGCTGTCGGCCGCCGATAACGGCAAGATCATTTACTGCACCAGCGGGTCCGCCACGACCATTACCTGCGCCGCGGGCCTCGGCACCGGGTTCTCCTGCACAATCATTCAGGGCGGCGCGGGCAAGGTCACGGTCGCCGCCGGCGGCCAGACGCTGGTGTCCTACTCCAGCCTCTTCAGCACCATGGGCCAGTACGCGGTCATTTCTCTCATCTGTCCGGTTGCCAATACGTTTGTGGCGGCTGGCAATCTTGGGGTCTAACACATGGCGGTTAATCTTTCTCCTGTGGGCGGCGTTGCAGGTCAGTTTTTTGACAACAACGGCGACCCGCTATCAGGCGGAAAACTTTTTAGCTATGTAGCGGGCACCACTACTCCGCAAACCACGTATACTTCTTCTAGCGGCACAGTACCACATGCCAACCCTATAATTTTGGACGCTGCGGGGCGCGTTTCTGGAAGCAGCGAAATTTGGCTTGTCGACAACGTACTGTACAAGTTTATTTTAAAAACTAGCGACGATGTTTTGCTGGCCACTTGGGACAATGTACCGCCCGTTGGCAATCCTACGTTTTCGACTTACGTCCCCGCGTCTACTAGCCTTTTAGCGCCTAACCCTCTTACGGTAAAAGCGGCGCTTGATACTATCACAAACGAAAACGATGGGGCGTCGTATATTGGCTATTTGCCGCCCTATACGGCGGCTGTCGCTACAACTGTGCAGAATAAACTTGCGCAAACTGTATCCGTACTTGATTTTGGCGCAGTTGGCGATGGAGTAACTGACGACACTGCGGCTATTCAGGCAGCTTTTAACGCTGTCTCCGCCGTTGAATTTCCTGCCGGAAACACATTTATCACGTCTGGCAATACGATACCATCTAATAGAACGCTGATTGTAAACGGTACGATTAAACTTAAAGGCGGCAGCCCAGCAGGCACAAAAATGCTTGCGAATAGCGATCAAATTGGCGGCAATACCAACATTAAAATTATCGGCCCTGGCGTTCTTGACGGCAATAAGGCAAACCAGAGCGGCGCCACAAATGTTGTTTGGCATACTCTTGTCGATATAGATAATTGCAGCTATTTTGAGTTCGCTGTGGCCAGCATAACAGGAAACTATTTTCCTGTGGCTGTAACGTCTGTAAACACCACTGGCGCTGTTTATGTGCGTAACTCTAATTACGCACAGATACATGACAGCATTGCTACCGATTATGGCCGCGAAGCGTTTTGGTGCGAGAGTTGCGATGACTCGCGCATGTTTAATTTGTCTGGAATTGGCGGCACTGATTCTTGGTCTGCGGTTCAGTTTTCTGGTGCCCGCAATCAAGTAGACAATATCTACGCTTATAATGCAGGCGCGTCCGGCGCGTCGTTTGACATTACAAACTCCACTATTACCAACGTAATCAATTACGCCAATCGGTTCCAAAACGGCATAAATTTTGGCCATGCTGGCATACCCGCTAATGGCACCGTCGCAAAAAACATCACCTCAATAAACGCTGCGATTGGATCTACAAATAGCGGCATACAGATTGCAGCGTCCACGACCAGTTTTGTGCTGGACGGGTTTCGCGTCGAAAACGCCGCCGGCAATGGCCTTCGTGCTAGCGACGGCGCGGATAACATTCGGATTTGCAACGGCAGCGTCACAGGAAGCACGCTTTTTGGCTTAGTGCTTTTCTCTACTGAAACCACAAACTACCCACGATTTGTCGTCTGCAACGTTGATCTTCGGGGCAACACATCAGGCCCATACACACGTTCTACCGGGCAAAATCAAGAGCAGTTTGAAAAAGTTCGTTTAAGCGACGACGTAATGTTTGCCGCGCAGTCAGTAGCTTCTTTGGGTGTTGGCGGTACCGTTACGGTGACTAACGGTAATGTTCGTGAGACTTCAACCATTGTTTTAAACCCATCTAATCTTAGCGCCGCTAATGCAGTTCCAATTATACAGACCGTTAACGCAGGTAACTTCGTAATCCAAACTGTAAACAGCGGAGCAGCCGGTGCATCCGTACGCTACTATATTGTTTAGTGAGGGTTTATGCTGACACCATCCTACTCACTTACGGCTACCGAAAGAGTTCTTCCGCGTTTGGCGTTGGATTTTACGACTGCTTCTTTGGATTCCCGCGTAACAGTAGCGCGCGCTTTAAATACGGCTACCCGCGTGAATAGCAGCGGTCTTATCGAAACTATCAACGCTAACCTGCCCCGTTTTGACTTTACATTAAACACTGGTGGCGCTTGCCGTGGTTTGCTGATTGAAGAAACCAGAACCAACATATGTTTGCAATCGCAAGATTTGAATACCACATGGGTAAAAAGCAGTTCGTCTGTCAACACTGACGTCGCAATTTCGCCGGACGGCACGCAAAACGCCGACCAATTGATTTGCGCGGGCGGCACTTTTCAGATGTTATACCAGGACATCCCTGTTACGTCTGGACAATCTTATACGCTCAGTTTTTACGCAAAATCTGGCAATGCCAGCAATACACAGTTTCGTGTATGGCTAGAACAAGTGGGGGGTACCGCTACCGTTATCACCCCGACACAATCATGGGCGCGGTATTCTATCACGGCAACCTCTCCCGACACAAATGTTCGCACTGCATTCGGTGTGACATCAGGCGCTACCGCCGTAAACGTATATATCTGGGGTGTGCAAGTAGAACTTGGCGCATTTGCTACGAGCTACATCCCTACAACTACCACCAGCGCCGCGCGTAATGCTGATGTCGTCACTATGACGGGCACCAATTTTAGCGATTGGTGGCAAGCGACTACAGGCAGCGCAGTCGCTCGCGCGCGCCAGATTTCTGTGACTGGTACTCGTCCTTGGGTGCAGTTTGACGATACGACTGCAAACAATATTATTGCCCTGCGCGGAAATACAACCAACCCTGAATTGTATATAAAGGCCACAACAGATCAGGCACAGATTGACGCTGGCACAATAGCCGCCAATACTGACTATGGACTGGCAGGCTCTTGGAACACTAACGATTCTGCTGCCGCAATAAATGGCGCCGGTGTAATCACCGATACTAGCGTTACAGTTCCGACAGTAACACAAGCCCGTTTAGGCAGTGACGGAACAAACTATTTGAATGGATGGTTACAAAGTGTTCGGTATTGGCCTCAACGCATTATAAACGCTGAAGTTCAGGCTTTTAGTAAACTTTGACCGCCGTAACAAATCATGTTACGGATTTACTACCCCTACTGGCAGGGTACGCTAGGAACCGAAAGGTGACGTAAATGAGTGATAACGAACTAGCGGGTGCGCCCGCGCCGGAACAGGCTCCTACGGCTACGCCTGCTGCCGCGACTGAAAATTCATCGCCGGAACCGACGCCTGCGGAAGCGCCCAAGACCTTTACTCAGGAAGAACTGGACGCAATCGTTGGCAAACGTCTCGCAAGAGAGCAACGGAAATGGGAGCGCGAGCAAGCGCAAAAGTATAAGGCTCCACCTTCGGCCTCTCCGCCGGAACCGCTGAAGCCCGACAACTTTGCAGATGCGCCAGCCTACGCCGAAGCCATTGCTGAACGTAAAGCGCAGGAACTTCTTGCGCAGCGCGAAGCAGAGGCCGAACGCACGGCAACGCTTGAAGCCTATCAGGACCGTGAAGAGGAAGCCCGGACCAAGTACGACGACTTTGAACAGGTCGCTTACAATCCCAAGCTCCCCGTCACGGAAACGATGGCGCAGACCATTCAGGCATCCGAGATTGGTCCCGACGTAATTTATTACCTCGGGTCAAACCCCAAGGAAGCCGAACGGATCTCACGTCTCAACCCGCTCTTGCAGGCACGGGAAATCGGAAAGGTCGAGGCCAAACTGGCAGCGAACCCTCCGGCTAAAAAGACCTCAACCGCCCCGGCGCCGATTGCTCCGGTGACTGCCCGTACCGCCTCCGGTACGCCCGCTTATGATACGACCGATCCGCGATCTGTGAAAAACATGTCGACGTCGGAGTGGATTGAACAGGAACGGCTGCGCCAGATCAAGAAGTACGAGGCACAACGTCGCAAATAACCCAAGGAAATCAAAGAAATGGGTAATTCACTTCTTACCATTGACATGATCACCCGGAAGGCTCTCGAAATCCTCGAGAACAATCTGGTGATCACGCGCAACGTCAACCGTCAGTACGACGACAGCTTCGCCGTCGAAGGTGCCAAGATCGGTTCGACCCTCCGCATCCGTCTGCCCGACCGCGCTCTGGTGACGGACGGCGCTGCCCTTCAGGTGCAGGATGACAACGAACAGTTCACGACGCTGACGGTTAACAACCAGAAGCACATTGGTGTGAACTTCACGTCTGCCGAACTCACCATGCAGCTTGACGACTTCGCTGATCGTGTGCTCAAG